TGACATTCGTCTAGCTACTCTAGCGGATTTCATCCACGGCGCCTCATTATACTACTCTTCGGAGTATAGGTTGTTAGTTGGTGTCCATGAACCTCTTTTGGAGATTGTTATGAACGAGATATTATTAATATCGATCAGTAATAACAGGGTGTCCTTAATGTTTAAGACAAACAATTAATTATCCTGTGGTACCAATACCATGGTTGTATAACCTACCTGCAGCTCCAGCAATGGAAAACTGAAGGAAAAGAATTGGCTAATACTCAATAACATGATAAAATTATTAAATAAATTTAACAACTTTTCTCATAGTATTATTAAGAAATTAGTCCCGTCCTTTTCGGGTATGCTCCGTGTAAAAGCGGGGCGGCCACTAATTAGTTGGTTTTTAAAAATCATACTATTAGTGAAAGGCTCTATCACAAACTCTCTGGTAAAAGTATCTATTTCATACGTTCGAACATTATATAATATGTCACGGAAAAATGGAGTTGCTTATACAGCGAAATATCTTAAGGCTTGTGTTAGTTTACTAATGCAAGCCCTTGCGGGAAATCGTCATGATTCCTCTCAAGTTTTAGGATTGGCTGTTTCTAGAACCCGTAAGGGTATTCCTAGAATTATTCCTTCTATCCATCGAAAATTTATTCGATCAGGAAGCACTTTCCATATTAGACTTTGGTTAACATTGTTTAGTTTTTATCGGGTTATCGATTTTATCGGACCTCATAAAATTAAAACGATTATTACACCTTCTAAGGCTAATATTGATTGGAAAGAATTACGGACTGCTACAGACTCTTTAATGCATCAATATGGTTATAACCATTTTAATGTATATATAGATGACAATAAAGTTCAACCCTTTTGGATTGATACTTCATCGCCTAACTGTGTATCTCGTGATATCTTCAAGCGATCTGATAGAACAGATTGGCGAGGATTTGAGGATTTTAAGCGACAAGATAGATCTGTGTCTACTTCTATTTTATCCATATTGGGAACATGCTGGGCTTATGGTGAACAACCTCAACTACGACGGTATTTCCTAGAAATAGGTCATGCTTTCGGTTATGCAGCTGCTCCAGTCTTCTCAGTTGTTTCTTTTTCAAAATTTATGTCCAGATATGTAAGTAACTTTGTTTCTTACGGTAAGACAGTTTCTATGAATCTGAATTATCAATATCTTGGAAAATTATGTTTTAAAATTGAACCAGCTGGAAAGATTAGAGTGTTTGCAATGGTTGATGCGTTTACTCAATGGGCCCTAAAACCTATTCATAACCAATTATTTAGTTTTCTTAGATTAATTCCTGAGGATGCGACTCATGACCAAGGTCATACTTTGAGTACATTTGTGGAACGATTAAGAGCTTCTGATATTAAGAAAGTTTATTCTTTCGATTTAACAGCTGCTACTGATCGTATTCCAGTATCCGCTCAAGCTACTATTATGTCTACCTGTTATAAACGGGAGATTGGCTCTCTTTGGGCATCATTGCTTACTGAGAGATGGTATCAGTTAGGGATTCCTTATTGGGATCCTCAAGCGATATCATGTAAGAGCTTAGGAATTGATCCTTCTAATTATGATGAAAATCATATTAAGATTGAAACTGATAAAAAAGGAAATAAATATGTTTGTGCTGTTCGGTATGCTGCTGGTCAGCCAATGGGAGCTTTGTCTTCTTGGGCCATGCTAGCACTTACTCACCATATAATGGTTAGAATAGCTGCACTTAGATGTAATATGAGAGACTTCTCGTTCTACGTTGTTTTAGGAGATGACTTAGTTATCGCCGACAAACAAGTAGCAATGGCATATTTGCAGTTAGCAAAAGAATGGGATATAGAGATTAATTTATCTAAATCTGTTCTTTCTACTAATGGTAGTCTTGAATTTGCGAAGAGATTCTTCTATAAATATCAAGATGTATCTGGCCTTTCTTTTCGTGAAATGGCTGTAGCAAAATATGACATTAGAGGTCTTCTCCAGTTATTTAACCGTATCAATAATTTTAGAACTCCTAGAGTTTCAGAATTATTGTCGTTCTTAGGTCATGGTTACAAAGCGTTATCT